CCTAATGCTTCTCTACCTACTGCAACATTTTGATCACCTTCAGTATTTGTTTTTAATGCACCAGCACCAACTGCAACATTTCTACATCCTGTTGTGGTTGCTGACATAGCTGATGTACCAACTGCTGTGTTACAAGATGCTGTTGTATTAGCATCTAAACTTAAAGCCCCAACTGCTACATTATCAGCACCTGTAGTGTTAGCAAATAAAGAATCTCTACCAATTGCAACATTTGAACTAGCTGTTGTGTTTGCACATAAAGCATTATCTCCAACTGCGACATTAAAAGTTCCTGTTGTTGTTACTCTCATTGTGTTATCGCCAATAGCAGTATTGCTGTTTCCTGTAGTGTGAGAACATAAAGAGTTATAACCAATAGCAGTGTTTGCATATCCTGTCGTGTTAGCTGTTAAAGTGTTTTGTCCAACTCCTGTATTATGATTAGATGTTGTACTAGCATCTAAAGAATATGCACCTATTGCTGTGTTTCCACTACCTGTGCTGTTTGCATTTAAAGCACAAGAGCCAAGAGCAGTATTGTTACTTGCTGTTGTATTAGCTTCTAATGTTTTTCTTCCCACAGCAGTGTTGTTTGTGCCTGATGTATTAGTATATAAAGCTAAAGCACCTACTGCTGTATTAGCTGTGTCTCCTGTAGCAGTGCTGTTTTCTAATGCTTGGTGTCCGATAGCGGTTGAATAGCAACCTGTTGTATTATCCATTAAAGTATTTCTACCAAGTGCATGATTGTAACAACCTGTAGTATTTGAACACATTACATTCATACCAACAGCAGTGTTATTTTCTCCTGTTGTGTTTGATTTCAAAGAATCTCTACCTATTCCAACATTATTTGAACCTGAAGTTAAGGATGTTCCTGAATCTTTTCCTACAAAAGTATTACTATCTCCAGAAGTTATTGCGTCCATAGCACCTAAACCTAGAGCAGTATTATTTTGTGCAGAACTTAAAGTGCCTGTTGTGTCGTGTCCTACAATTAAACTTCCTGTAAAATTAGTTCCCTCTAATTTATTTGTTAGCCCACCTGTAACTACTGAATCTATAAAATTTACTGTATTTGCAGAAGTATCTATTTGTGCAAACTGAATATTGTCTGAGCCATCATACATATATAAAACCCATGTAGAAGCTGATGTATCAATCCAAAATTGACCAGCATATTGAGTAGATGGTGCTGATGTTCCTGAGTTATTAGTTGCTATTGCTGATAAAGCATTATTAATATCTGCTCTTGTGTTTGGAAAGGTTTGGTTTGAAATTATATAATCGTGCTGTGCCATAAAATTAATCTTATATCAATATTATTGTTTTTGTCCAATTCCGATTGCTTGATAATCGAATGTCCTGTCAATAGTAGTACCAGAACTATTAAAAAATTCAACTATGAAAGATGCAGTTCCTTTTGATGTAATTGTAAAGAAATCTCCTGTTGCCATATTTTGACCAATAACAGTTAGTGATGGAGTTTGATAATACTCTGAACCAAAAGTAATAGTTTTTCCTGATGTGCTTGTTCCACTAGATATATTACTACCTTTTTCAGTTCTTATAGGTAGAGATAATTTAAGTGCTAATTGTGAAACTTGTGGGCTTTCTTGTGTGTTATTGGAAGTCATTTTTAATCTAAATTTAACTGCTCTTGCAACAAAATCTCCAGCTTTAAAATCTTGAAACGAAGTATAAGTAGAAGCATCTTGTGAAGTAGATATTTGTAACACTGCATTTGTATCTACTGAAGCATTTGAACCACCATCAAACAACCCTTGTCTTGCATCAAAATTTCCTGAAGCAGAATCAAAGTTATTAACGAAATTAATATTATTAACAATAAATGAACTTATAAGAACATTAAATTTTAAAACAGAATTAAAATCAAAAGCATTTGCAAAATCATAAGTACCAGAAGAAACTATTGCACCTGAACCACCATCAAAAAGACCAAGAGCATCATCAAAATTTCCAGAATGGCTATCAAAATTGATAGATGTATCTAATTGTAAATTACTATCTACTGCAACTACATTAGATTTAGTTCCTGTAAATGCAGAGTGTTCTGTTAGTGTTTGTACTGATTCAACTTTATCTCCAACAACTTGAGCCGATATAACTTGACTTGCAAAGTTAGTTGATCTTATTCCAAATTTATCAACAGCTTTTATAAAATATTTTCCTGTTCCTACAAATGGAGTGGTAACACTTGTTGCTGGTCTACCTATTCTTGGAACTAATACAGTTGTGTTTGCATAAGCTGTTTCACTTGTATTTGAAGTAAATCTAATTTCATAAAAATCAAGATCAAGGTTTGTTACAGCATCAAATGTATGGTGTAATTTATCTCCAACTACATCTATAGAATAATTTTGTACATCATCTGGTGGAGTAAATGCACTATTAACTTCATGTTGAGAAGTTGTGTATGCAGATTTTATTCCTATAGAATTTATTGCTCTAACTCTTACATCATAAATAGTTCCCTCTTTAACAGGATATTTTTCTACAATTTTATTAGTACCTCTACGCATCAATCTATAATCTGATGAAGTTGATTCTTTGTATTCTACCTCAAACTGATCTACGAAAGCATCTGTGCTTGTAATATTTACAATTAATTTAGAAACAACTGAACCATCAAATAATTCAAATAGTTCATCTGAAATTGATATAGCTGGTGCTTGTACAGAATTAATATTAGGTAAAGTTGTATCTGGTATCGTTGGTAAAGGATTTTTAGTATTAAAATCATAAAAATTATCTTGATGTTCAAATAATTGAACATTTACTGTTAGATCTTCATTTATTTCAATACCTAACACTCTAAATGGTTTAGCATTAAATCCACCACTATCGTAAGTAATTGCAACAATGTCTCCAATTTCTAATTCTAAAAATTCTGATGTTAAAGTTAATTGTATTTGTAATTGATTTCTCGATCTTCTTAAAATTACTTCGCAAAGTGCTTCTGCATTAAAAGTATTAGTTACATTAGGAAATTCAAAATTACCCTCTAACAAAGTATCATTATCTGCTGAAAGCATAGTTGCGTGTTTAAATTCTGTTGCAACATTACTATCGTCTGCTGGTGGAAAGGAAACAGTATCGTTCTGCCAATTCTTATAAGGATTTACATAAGTTCCAATTACTCTGTTGTATTTATTATTTTTTCGTTCTCCTAATACTTTTGCACCACCTACCACATGATCTGATGTAATTGTTTTAACTGCTGACCCTGTTCCCTCAATTTTAAGTTTATAAACACCATTATTATAAGTAAATAATGATCTCATAGGATTTAAAAGTTTTTTTACATTATCAATTACTTTTTGGTTAGTATCTATAACTGCATTAGATTCAAATTTAATAATTTTTGGAATAAAATCTGTTACAGTTTTACCATTACTAAAATTTGCAGATAAACTGTTACTATAAGTACCACCACTAACTCTCCAATTAAAATCTAAATTCCCAACACCAGCATTATCTCCATAAATAATTATAATAGGATACACTGAGCCACTAACTAAAGTTTTGCTTCCTGATCGAGTTTGGTTTGCGTGTAATCCTCTATTGTGAACAATTAATTTGGTATCTCTATTAGATTCAATTTCTTTTGACAAATTATCTACAGTTTGACTTGCATCACCAATATAAACAGCAGAGCCATCATCAGATGATGTTTGAAAATCGAAACTTCCAGAACTAGGTGCTGTAAAATAACCAGAATATTTTTGTGATTTATGATTTGCTATATTTACACTACTAATACTTGTTGTAGTTGATGTAGATGTTATAGACCTATTTGTAAAATAGCTTGGATAATCTCCATGATAACCATCATAATTTTCTACATATAATCCAGCAACTTCTGTTACACTTGTTGTTCTTGGTTGTATTAAAGTATCAGCATCAGTTGCAGAAGTTTTAAAAGAAGCAAAATCAGATTCAAAAGCACTATCTGGTAATCCTTTTCCATATCTACTATTTCTTAAATAATCTAATAATACTAATGCTGAGTTAGGTGTCCATTTAGTAGTTGTATCTCTTGGGTCATAAACTTTTTTACCTTTTAATGTTACTTTTACTTGTGGAATAGAACTAAATATATCTTGATTCCATTTAAACCTAAAAGCTAAATAGCATACACCCCTTAATCTGTGGTTAGAAGTCCAATTAGTAGAGTTAGTTAATATTGATGAAGCTACTTGATCGTCAGTTCCATTAAATGCTTGTATTTGAATATGTGACTCACTATCTTTATAAAAATTAGAATCTTTATCTTCAATTTCCCTTATTACTCCATGATCTAAAGCACCATCAAAAAATGCTCTTTTATCATCTATAAATATTTGTTCTATTTCATCAATTTCTCCCTCACAAACTACACCAGCCATATACAAATATTCATTATCTGTTCCTGATGATTCTACAAACACTCTAGTAATTCCCACTTGTCTTCTGCCATATACTACAGGAATAGGTGCGTTGTTAGATTGTTTATTAATTAATACACCTCTTTCTTCTTCTGGTGTATCAAAGTCAGGAACATCAGGTGTTGGTATAAGCCACCCAATGAAACTACTTACGACATTTACTACAGCTTCTACTACACCACCCATTAATGATAACTCCTTTTAAACTTTTGACCTACTCTATAAATATTACTATCTACTCTTAACCAATTTATAGAATGATTTACTTTTAATTGTTTTCTGAAATAATGATAAACCCAACGCATCATTTTAAACGTATTTTTTATAGATACAATTTCAATTAACCATAAATTATTACCTGAGTTCCATTCGTTAGATTTTATTTTTCCTGTTTGTTTAAATCTTTTTTCTACAAGATCATGGATATATGCCCAATTTACAAAACCTACTAATTCATTGTTGTCATAAAACTTTTTGTATTGGTTAAGTTTAATTGATGGCTCTAAATAATTATTAAGTTGTTTGCCTTTATAACGATCAAAATTATTAAATAAATTTATAACATCTTGCATTATGCTCTACCCCATTTAATATCTTGAACTGTTTGTGATGCAAATTCAAAACCTTTATCTCCTGAAAAATGTAATTCTTGTGAGCCTGTGTTTGTTTTTCTACCCTCTATTTTACTAAAATTTGACCAATGAGAAGCAACTACAATATTTGCATTAGATTGATTAATACTTTCATCAATACTAAAAGATTCTATTCTACCTTTAAATAAAAGAAATGGGTCTGCAATAACTTGTTCGCTAGTATTTAAAAACCCTTTATAAACTTCTGCTTCTTTCTCCATATAGTTATTATTTAAAAATAAAGATATGATTGTTTGATCTGCACCAGAAAATGATAACGTAATATTACTGACTTGTATTTCTGATGATTCTGTAACACTAGATAATCTTGCAAATAATGAAGAAGCTGAGTAAGTATTTGAATCGTAAGTAATGTCTTTATAATGATCTGTGAATCTAAATCCTGTACCTACATTAATAAAAACAAGGGTAATAGGTTGTAAGCTATCAGTTGCAAGTTCATTCTTTACTGCTGTTGTTAATGTTCTTGTCATATTCTTCGTAAGTTGTTTGGGTTACACTTTCTGTACCTTTTAACATAGTAAAATTAAATTTGCTATTAGGTTTCTTGTATTCTTTAAGATCGTTAATTTCAGTATCTATTTGATCTTCATTTACAATAATTTCAGCAATAAAATCAGCAGTTACCTTATGGGTAATTTTGTATTTTTTCATTATAAATGTTCTATTAAATCAATCTGATACTTATATAAATCATTAGTTACAATAGAATATTCTTGAACATCATTAGAAAGCCTTACTTTAAAATCAACATTATCATAAATTAATACAACATCATCTGCTACATCTGATCTTAAAGGTGGCTCAAAAGTAAGTGTTCCCTCTCCTGTGCCATCTGAATCTAAGTCTTCTACTGCCATATAAACTTTATCTTGTCCTGTAAATCTAAAGTAATCTCCAGCTTTTAATAATCCACTTGTGCTAGTTGCTAAACCATCTATTGTGCAAGTAGTAGCACCAGCAGAAATCGCACCATCAACACTTATAGTTCCTGAAGCTGAACCTTGAGCATTTGATACGATTGGTGGAATAACAGTAAATGTATTTAATTTTGCTCTTTGTTTCATAATAAATGCTTTGATTGGTGCAAAGTTTGATCTACTCATTGGTGCATAATCTAAAGTAATAGTAAATTTTTGACCATCTATTTGTCTTGTTTGAACCCTACCAGATGTTGTTACAGTTACTATTGTATTTTGTGCTGAACCTACTTTAGCACTTTTTGCAACAGGAGATGTTGGAAATTGTCCACTCATATTATACTAATGCTTCTTTACCTTTCTCATTTAATGCAGAATTAATTACATTAACAATTGTTGCTCTATTATCTATTAATAATTCTTTTACACCTCTTACATCTGTTGCGTTGATTGTAAAATTAACATTTGTTTCGCCATCTCCTGTACCTCTAGCAGATTGTGTTATTTGTCCTGTTGAGTTTGGTATAAACATTTCTGCACCTTGTTCTCCAACAAGAACAGGCTCACCTTTTCTTACTGCACCACCAGATTGAAACCCTTTTATTTTATTTACAAGTTTAAGTCCACCAGCAATTGCCATACCAGCTAATGCAAAGTTAAAAGGTGGTGGTACTTGTGTTAATGCTTTTGTTCCAGCTTCATAAACATTTATTAAAGCTTTTTTAATAGCATCTGCTTTAAACAATGCTGATGCTTTTTTGATCGCAGATTGAACTACTGAACCAATCATAGCTTCCACCAATGATCTTACAATAGCTTCTTTTAAAGATTGGAAATTTAATTTTCCTGTCATAACAAAATCAGTTAAGGTATTTTTTAAAGATTTCATTGATTGTTCTCCAGCTTGTTTAAATCTATCAAAAACTGAAACATCAAATGCAGACATTAATCCCTCTTTAAAACCATCAAATGCACCTTTTTCTTCTTTAGGTTTAAATAACTCTGCTAATTTTTGTTGTTCATCAAAAATATTTCTATTTCCCTCGATTAATCTTTGTGTTCTTTCCTTTTCTGCTTTTTCAAGTCTTTTAAGTAAATCTAAATCTGCTTCAAAAGCATTAGTTACAAAATTTCTATTTGTTTTTTGTTTTTCAAGTTCTTTTGTTGTTTCTTTTAAATGTCTATTTAGTTCAAATTGATTTACACTACCTTTACCATTTAAAATTAAGATTGTTTCTAATTCTGCTTTTTGTTTTTGTAACTGTTTTATTGTTTCTTCTCCTAAATCTATATGTTCTTCAAAAGTATGTGTAACACCATTATTAAGAGTTATTGTTTCAGTTATTATTTTTCCTTGACTTTTTAATTTTTCATTAATTATATCTATTTGATTTTGAACTTCGTTCATATTTTCAATATCAAAAATACCAACTTCTGCTTTAGTTCTTTTTACAAAATCATCTACTTTATCAATGATAAAACTAACACCAGCTAAAGCTACTGCACCTTTTTTACCAAATAAAAAAGCACCAACAAGACCAACTTCTCTTGCAAATTCAGGTAGAGCCATAAATCCATCTTTTATACTTTTAAGAACTGAGCCTATTTTTTGTAAAGTTGGTATTAAGTCTTGTCCAACACTAACTGCACCTGTAACAGCTTGTGCTAAATTTTTTCCAACAGTTGTTGCTATTTCATCTAATTCATCTGAATTATCTTTTAAAAATTTATCTAAATCTCCAAATTGTCTTTTTAATTCTTCAAAAAGCCCAGCTTCAAGTAAAACTTTTTTAAAGTTAAAAACTTCATCGTTAATCATTGAGAGAGTACCCTCAAATGTTTGTGCTAATTCATCTGTAGCTTTTCCAAATCTTCCATCTTTACCAAATACTCTTTCAAATGCTTTAATTGTTTCTTCAATAGATACTGTTGCTCCAGCTTTAAAGCCAAGCATATTTCTTACACCTTTTTCTCTAAATAAATCTGCTGACCCTATACCAGCACTAAATGATCTTTGTATTTGCTCTGCTGTTGTTCTAAAATCTAATCCTGTTACTGATGCTACATTTCCTGTTATCTCCAACATTTTTTGCAAATCTTCTGCATTGTCTGTAACAGTTGCTAAAATACCTGAACCAGCTTGAATTTCTTGTAAAGAGAAAGGAACTTTAGATGCAAACTTGACCATATTGTCAAAAGCTTTTGCACCCTCGTTTGTATCTTTAAGTAAAAATTTTAATCTAGTTCTAAGGTTTTCTAATTCTTTTCCTGTGCTAACTAAATTTCTTACTACTAATCCAGCACCTAAACCAATAAATGCACTTTGCAAACTAAATACTGATCTTTTTAATCTACCTAATGCACCTTGAACACCACTGAGAGCCTGTTTAGTTCGATCTCTTGCAACTATATCTATATTGAGTTTTTGTGCCATTACGTTTTAAACTTTCTTGCTTCAGCTAATTTCTTTTCATTATTATACTTATCTTGTTCTTTTTTCAAGTAAGCTAACCAAAGATTATAATGGCTCATAGGCATATCCAATACTTCTTGGATTGTAATCTTTAATCTATCTGCGACTACCAATAAGCTAAATGTATCAGTGTCGCTATCTACTTTTTTTCAGCTTCTTCGTATGATGTGTCTAAAAGAATTTTATTTGCAATAGTGGCAACTACATTAGAATCAGCTTTTTTTCTAAGTGCAAATTTATCTTCTGGTTTAAATGCTTTTTTGAGTTCACCTTTTTCATCTTTAACTAACAGCTTCATTATTAATAAATCCACTAATACAGTTAAATCAGAAAAATTACTTGATTTCTTAAATATAATATTTTTTTCTTCAAGTGTTAAAGGTTCAGAATAAAACATAGATGGGTTTCCATGTTCATCTTTCCATTCTTCAACTTCAATAGTTATAGTTTGTAGACTTTCAAAGTGAGATTTAACTCTGTCGATAACTGACATAAATTATTATTAGACAGTTCCTCTTGTTAATGTTCCTGTACCTTGAAAAGTAACTGATCTAGAAATTATTGCGTCCATAGCATTATTAACTGACATTCCTGTAACAATTCCTGTTCCTGTAAAACTTTCATCTCCTGAAGCATTTCCTTCAGGTAACAAGATAAAAGCAATAGAACTTCCAGCAGTTAAAGTTTGTTGTGGTGAATCAGTTTCGTCATAGTGCATTTCAAGAGTACCTGAAAATGATGTTCTTCCAGCTACAAATGATTTAGTTGCATCTGTTAAAGCTGTATCTTCTACGACATCTGCTGTTGTTTCTAGAGTGAAGCCTGTAAGTTCGCCTACACCTGTTCCACCAGCAGTTACTACTCCTTCTTTTCCGTGATGTGTTGCCATTTTTTATCCTTATTATTTATTTTTGGTTTATTTTCTTGCTCTTGCTTATATCCAAGTGCAATAAAATTTTCAAGTTGAGTTTCGTTAATTATAACTTCATTCCCATCTTTATATAATTTAATATCTTTAGCCATAAGTTCTTTTATTAGTTTTCATCTTCTTCGTCAATATCTTCGTTATCTAAATCTTCAGTATCAAAATCTTCTTCTGAGTCATCTTCCCATCTTTCATCTTCGTCATCTCTTAAATCAGCTAATAAGTCTTTTACTTCTTCACATAGCATAGACTCTTTATCATGTAGTTTTTCGATTTGATCTATTTTCTTTTCTATTTTGTCAATAATTTTATCTTTTGCCATATCTTCTCCTTTTCTATGGTGTACCAGCTTGGAACTCATAAGTACATCTAACAACCATTCTAATACCACCAATCGGAAACAATGTTCCCTCATCTGTTTCTACTGATGTAATTTCAGTATCAAGTGCATTTGATGATCTAGTAATATCAGTTTCTAAGGCAGTTTCAATAGCTGTAATAAGTTGATTTCTAAGTGTATCTATATTTGATTCAGCACCTTTTACAAATCCTAATACTACAAAGTCTATAGTTCCAATTCTAGTTTTAGCACCACTTCCTAGTTCTTGATCTTCTCTAACTTCCTCTGATGTTTGAACAATTACTGCTGGATATTGCTTGTCTGATAATTCGTCTAATTGAAAAGGTTGTCTAGTAGCTTTTTTAATTGTTATTGGGCTACTAATACCTGAAATGGTAGATAATAAGTTAGATGCAATATTTTCTCGTACACTCATAATTTAAACTTTTGTAATTCTTTTTCTACAAATCTATTAAAGTGCTTACTTATAATCTTTTCTGTTCTATCATTAAAGCCAAAAAATTCTCTTTTTGGCTCATTTAAAACTTGGTTAAATAATGCTCTTTGTCTCATTTGTGCATTACTAAATCCAACTGAAACTTTATTTCTACCTGTTTTTTTTATAGTTCTACCACCTGGAGTTAATGCTCCTAACATTCTTCCTGAATAAAATAAATCTACCTTTAATGGTTTACCCTCTCTTTGTAATTGTTTTCTATAGGAATCAGAGTAACTTGCAAAAGGTACATCTCTAAAATCTATACCTTTAGCTGTTTTAGTTCTTATTATGTCAAGCAAATGGAAACCAGCTTGTAATAATCCCTTATCAAATATTCTTGGAAATTTACTTTGAAGTCTGTCGTATCTTTTTGATATTTGTTTTGCGTTAGTTTTGATCTTTAAATCTAAAGCCATTATCTAGTCAATCTTCTAAATCCATGTAAAGGCTCTCTTTCAGAAACTTGTATAGTGCCATCTCCTGTCTC